CACCGCCGAACAACACGCCCCTTTGTCCCGTATTACTTACGACGTTGGTATAGAAGTAGTCACACATATAGGTTGTTGCACTTCCGCCGACTGTCAAAGGCATCATTTCACCGAATTCACCAACAATCAAAGATTTAATGTATCCTTCTGATCTTGGAAGTACACCACGAAGAACATAATTGGTAAAATCTGTATCTTGAAAATTAGCCGGATTAGTACATACATAGAATTCAGATACACCACCGCCCGCATCGGTTTGAATATTGCATTTACAACCATCAGTCCATTTCCAAACATGACCAAAAGGATTTTCAACCCCCCTGTATGTCGGAACATAAGTTGTTTTAATGGTTGCGTCGTATTCGCTTGGCATGGCATAAGCTACTACACCCGTAGCATTACCAAGAAGGTTCGTATGTCCGCAAGGGATGAAAGGATTATATCCATTAAAATTGCTCCATTTTGTACCGTCAATATCCGTTACACCATTGCCAAGACCGCCTTGTCTGTATCCTTCGGCCGTCAAAGCTGCATTATATGCAAGTTGGTTGTTGAAATTGCCATATTCAACGGCAATCAGCCAATAAAGGATTTTTTGAACCAAGTATGCGTTGCAGTTCCAATTTACAGACCCACGATTGCGGGCGTATGTCCTGAATTGTGTCAAAGACAAACTTGTTACCGGACGGCCAAGACGTGTGTTTGTTGCAGCATCGGCGGCGGCATTGTTGTCACCACCACGATATTGCGCCGTATTATTCACAACCGAAGAAAGCTTCAGATTGGTACGATCCAATGCGGCTTCATAAGCCGAAATGTACATTTTAGGTATTTTAGTGAATCCGGGCAAAGCAAACAATGACATCATGCAACGACGTTTAGTTCCTTCCATTTCGAAGCGGATATAAAAGTCAGGGATTTCGACCATGACTTGACCGCTTGCACCTGTCAGATCGGCGGCCGCACCATTGTCACGAAGGGCCGAATTGTTTGCATGCAAGTAATAATTCACGGTTCCGTCGTCCTTCAGGATACAACGGCGCATAAGCGATTGAACGGGTAACGCAACATGCAAATCCGTTCTTCCTATACGTGTGCAAGCCGAATCAGCGACGTTTGTGTCCCATTGAATACCATAAAAGTAATCATAGGGAAATTGGGGTTTAGTTGCCCCTACACCGATTAATAGTCCCATATTAGTAACCGTATTTTAAGTTTAAACTTGTAAGTGAAGTTTGCTTCACTTCCTTAACTATTTCCGGGTTCCAACCAACTTCAAACTTGGTTGTTACAAATTCACCTTCAGCCATTCCATTTAATCGGACTTGTAGTTCGACATATTGGGTTCCGTCGTTTTTAATGTTGAACGGTTGACCGTCTGATAGTGAAAAATTGGCATTATTCAGATTGGAAATTGAACCCATTTTCCCGATCTGTGCGCTTACCATATCGCCGCTTCTTGTTATCATAATCGCATAATTTTAATTCAAAAATAAAGAAACTGTATTAGTGTGATACACTATTGCATAAGTAAATCATAAGTTTATCGACTGAATAAAGCTTTCAAGGCGGTTTATTTCATCCCTTAAAGACTGTCTTTCAGTTCGTAACGCTTCAAAATCGTAGGGCAAAGGTTCGCCCGCCAATGTTGCTTCATAACACTTTATGATCTTGTAATCAGAGGAATCAAGGGACGCTTTTTTTTCAGCAACCAAGTCTTGATAATATGCAGCGTCTTCAATTATCGACCATGATTGATAAACTTTACCATCCCTTTTTTCATACGAATCAACCCCAACCTTTCCGGCTTGGGTTGCGGGTTGATCCATTTGCACATATTCAAGGAACCCGGCGTTCCTTAATTGTGCCATTCTTGCACCTTCTTGCGGGGTGCAAGCAACTATTTCAACCTGATTGGTTGATATGATTCTTGCAAGTTCCATATTCTTAGTTCATTCTTGACATTATATAATAACTTCCACTGTAATAGCGCAACATAATAGTGTCGCCCTTTGCCATGTCGATATAAGACACTGCATTTCCGTTGTTATCCCGTAGTTGTCCGTTTGTCACACTTGTTAATCTAATTGTATTCGAAGCATAATATCCGATTGCAATTGTCAGCAAGAAAGACACATTCCCGGACGTGTTCGCAGTGATAAAAGATGAAGCGGGCAATCGCACGGTCAACAAGGAAGAACCAATATAAGTGAAAAGAAATTGGTTTGTTTTGCCAATATACAATTCAAGTGAATCAGTATAAGCCGTTCCCATATATTCAGTATCCCACGACAAAACACCACCGCACCGGGATTTTATTTTCCCCTTGATTGCGTCAATTGCAATGTTTTCTTCTGATCCTTCAGTATTGACAATTATGCCGTATCCCTTTGAATAAGGCATTGTAACCCATTCTTGATAATAAACGGTAACTTCGATACGTTCCAAGTTGTCGAATTCATCATAATAGAATTGTGAAGGTTCCGGCGATCCGGCGTTGATCCATTCGGATTCAGAATAATAGGTGTCAATCCTTGATCTTGTAACATAGTAACCTTGCTTTTCATTATTTTCAAAGCGGCCAACGGCACGCATACCACTTGTTGCGGGCAAAACATTAGTTCCGATACCAACCCATGTGTTTGCATCCGAAAACTTCATCAAGGAAGCCAATATTGACAAGCCGTTTGCATCTTGTTCAACACCTATTCGCCCGGTTCCGATTTCAAAACCGCCAATCGTCCCGGATATTGCTTTGATAATACCTTCAACGGTTGCCTTTGACATCACAACCGATCCATCTTGCAAAACCCGATAAGGGGCCGTAGTGCGATTTTCAAAAGAAGCCCCGGCCCAAAATCTAACAGATTCGGCGGTTGTTCCTTGGCCCGTGATCCCGGCAAGTATTGAAGCCTGATCCCCGGCAACCTGAATAGTCCCGGACGTTACAATACCCCCGTCAATTGTTGTCTTGGTATTGTCGTAAGTTGTAGCAAGAACCCAATCATTTACATTGTATGATTGTGAAGCTGTTTTTGCCGTCGCACAACGTCGCAAATTGGTTCCGTCCGTCCACAAATCCCCAATATCATAAGGAACCGTTGGTGTCGTTATAAACACCCGTCGTTTGCCATCGGCCGTATCTTTAGCCGTTCCGGCCAAAGCATAAGCATCGACCGCCTTTTTATCTTCAATAGTGATCCAAGTGTAACTTGTGGAATACCTTTTCAGTAATTGGGCCGTTGCGCTATACCACATATCACCGACATGCTTTGCTTTTAGGTCGTTTGTAGTCCATGCGGCCGCCGGGTCTGAATCTTGAAACCAAGATTCGATTTTACCGTCAATCTGATTACTGAATGAAGTCACCTGATCAGCGTATGCACCTGTTATAAAAGTGTTCAGGGCGGCGTCTGAAGTATATTGCGAAGCTTTTTCCCAATCACTTGACGAATATGATCCACTTGTTCGGGTTGTTATGCAACGCATTATATCACCCGAAGTTCCTTGAACCCAAAGGTCGCCTACTTCATAGGGCGTCGTCGGGGTTGTTGTGAAAATACGGCGTTTGGTCTTTGCAAGGGCCAAAGCGTCGTTTGCTATTGAAAGGGCTTGCGCAACTTCGGCGTCTGATAATTCGGCCCACGAATAAACGGTTCCGTTCTTTATCCAACGAAAGACTTTTCCGGTTGAAGTATTATAAAATAAATCGCCCAGGTGTGCTTCTTTCAGTTCTGTTGTCGTCCAATCTGAAGCCGGAATATTTGTCGTTGTCGGATCGTAGGTATAAAAGAATTGTTCAATTTGCCCGTCAAGTTGTGCTTGAATGTCTGATATTATACCCTGCAATGTATTATCGACATAGTTCTTTGTGTCAAGTGCTTCTTGCCCTAATTCTTCAAGCGTTTTTTCTTGCCCGTTGGCTGTGAAAACAATTCGTCCGCCTATCTCCGAATTATCAAGATCGAAGTATGTTGTTCCGTCGGCCGATTCAACACGCCCGGTCTTAACATAACGCCCGTTTATAGTTGTGAATCCATAGGTCAAGGCAATTGATCGGGTATTGAATGAAGCATCAACCGAATTGATAACGCCAATCCAAAAATGATAATAAGAAGGATCGCTTTCAACTGTTATTTGCGACGTTGAAAAAAGGATTGAACCGCCTGATCCGGCTTTTTCACATTTTGCGTAAATATAGTACGCTTGTCCGTCGCTTAATAATGTTTGATCGCCGTCGGTAAGCGTCCAAGACCGGGGAACTTTATTTGCGTCAACAATGGCATAATGCGTTAATATCCCGCCTTTATAAACGATTCTGTTTTTATTGCCCCCATAATTAGGTTGAAAAACAGTACCAACAAGACCGAATTGCATTGATTTGGCCCCAACGGACAACATAACAGTATCAACCGATTCCGGCTTGATTTTATCAGTATAATAATCGCCTTCAGGGTCAAATACCATTCCAAGAACTTCTTGCGCATTCAAATAATTACGCCTTGCCCTTGCCGGGTCTTTCAGGTTATTGATCGTGATAATTTTATCAATGTCAATCAGATCGGATATTATGCGATTGTAAGCCGATTTAGTAACCGACAAATCGGAAATAGTAAGGTTATACGAATAATCCGTTAAAAGATCACGGGTGAAACCTTTGATTCTGATCAATTTATCGACATCAATATCAGCATCTTTAATTGGAATGTAATCACCAACCCAAAAAATATTCGATTCAGCATCGGCCCCGACTATGCTTGCAAGAAAGAACTTGTCGACCGTTAATGAATATTGAACCTTTGGTTGACAATTTTGCGCAAGATATTCCGTTCCGGCGGCCAATAATTCGGCTTCGGCTGTATCAATGTAGGATTGCGGCAAAGCAATATCCAACAAAACATATTCATCGCCAACCCCAATTTGAAAGGCTGAAGAAGTTTCAGACGGGAATGTATAATCGTTTTCGTCTGTTTGACTTTTTATTTTGAAGGTTTTTGTTGCATGATCATAAGAATGAATGTCGAATTCATATCCGGCCAATTTTCCGGTATTGAAATGAACCTTTGCGGCTGTTCCTGAAAGAAGGTATTTAGTTGTTACGCCGTCCGCTTCTTTTTCATTCAAATCAAATGACATTGAAGAATCAATAAACTTCAAAACGGAATCACCAAGGGCCGAAACAACCCCGGTACGGTGCGGGAATATATTATCAAAATTCTTGGTATTTTCCCAAACTCCATATTTTGAAATTGCGGCGGTGTCTTCAAGAAAACTTTGTGGTTTAGTTTTTCCGGGCAATAACAACTTAGAAGAACGATACTTTGAAGTAATGTTCTTCGTTGAACCGTACACTTTAAGTCGAGTTATTATATTGGAAGAAGAAACCTTTTCCCTTGTAAGATCATAGATTCCCCGACCCCTGCCATATTGAAAAGTGAAACCGAATGTTTTCCCGGCTTGACCGATATTTATTGTTCGGGTTCCGTTTGAATTAATCGCAATATCGAATTCCTGATTGAACTTTCCGCAAAGGGTTTGAAGAACTGAAAGGCAATTGTCTGTTTCGCCAAAAGTCAATGTCATAGCTTCAGTATCGACCGGATATGTTCCAAGAACCCACTTTCCGGGGAATATCCGGGAAATGTTTGCGATCAGGACATCCAAGAATCGCTTCATATCTCCTGTTAAAGAATCGCCTTGAACATCTGATCCGGTCGTATCAATATTCACATCGTATGTTGCCCGTGAAAGATCATATTGAACCCCTTCGAACTGCAAATCATATTGAAAATGATTTTCCGAAATTTTCCTTTCTTTAGCCGGAATATTTAAGGTATAGTCCCTTCCAATTATGGTGATTTTATCACCAATTGAAAAAGTCATTTTTGCGGCGGATTCAATTGTAAAATCAATAGTGTCATTGCCTAACAATTCAACCGTTTGCGTCGCCCTTGTAATGCGGCTAACGGCCCCCCTTGATTGAAGGGGAACCGTAGAACCGTCGATATGTTTTATCATAAAATGTTCCATACAACAATTGCATTAGTTGAAAAAGTTTCGATTTCATCAATACATCCGGCAACAATAATGTAGTATTCACCGTTATCAGCAAAGTCGTGCGAAATAGTGTTGGCCGTTCCGTAAACATCGGTTGAAACACTACCATCACCCCAATAAATATCAACTAACTTGGTTGTCGTTATCGTGATACTGCATGTCTTTGTTGCATCGCCTATTCGTATATGCTTCAATACACGTTTTACCGGGCTTGGCTCTTTTAAAGTCAAGGTGAACGTTCCGATCATAAGGGCATCATTCCAAGTCTTTTTAATGGATATTGCACTTTCCGAGTAAATTTCATACACAAGCGGTTTAGTAGGGTGAATATCAACCATAAGTCTATGTGTACCCTTCTTATCAAATATGCGCAAGAAGTTATTTAGCTTGGTTGCAAAGTCACCTTTCCCGGTTGCTTTTATAAAACACGAAAGGGAAATTTCCCGACTTTCGTAAAACTTATGATTTAAGTCAACGACTTCACCGTGATAATTATCCCAAGAAAGCGACATCGGGGTTTTCATTTTTGGGCGATCAAGAAGACCGTCGGAACCCGAAACATAAACGCCGTAATCCTTCAGATCAATACCATCAATCGAATATGTCAACTGTTTTACGTTAGTCATTTGATCGGCAATATCCGCTTGCGTCAATGCAATATTGAAGGCTTTTAAATCGTCAAGTAACGCTTGGCCGTATTGGCCCCCGTAATAATCTTGATTAAGCGATAATCCGACAAGTGTTCCGCTTTTGTTGACTGTTTGAACAAGTACGGTGTTGACGTAAAAATTAAAGATTGTCCCTTTTCTTGTTACCCCAATTGAAACCCAATTTCCGGGATTTAATTCGATTGGAACTTCGACATAATTTTCAACGCCCGAAAAAGCAAGCATCCAAATCGCTTTTGCCGGACTTCCTACTTCGATAGTACTTGGATTGATCCAAGCAAGAAGGGAAAATTCACCGGATAAGTTCAAAACACTTGGCGAAACTTCGCAAGTTGCTTCACCACCGTTAAACTTGATCGCATTCCCGATCTTTCCGGTAACAAAATCAGCCCCAAGAACAACACCGTCGGCCCGGTTTGCGCTGTAATCATAAGCAACCGTCGAACCGGAACTTTCGTCGAAGGGTAAATTCAAAACTATGTTGTTAGTATTTAGTGCCATATCAGTATGATTTTTTATTCTTTTCGATTACTTTAATAATTGCATCTTCACAACTTTCAGTTTTCAGATCACCGCCGTAGTGGTTGACGCAAACTTTAGCATCCGCCGAAGCGATAACATGAAGCTTTGAATTGTCGAACATGTCGATCATGACAAAGGAATTACCCTTGGCGACAATAAGAAGGTCGGATTCATGCTTTACGAATATTTCTGAAACACCAAATCCGTTGACTTCAATACGTCCAAGGCAACGCCCAAGCGCAACAACCCGGCGGTCGTTGGCTGTATTAAGGCATTCGTCCAAGTGTACCCCGTAGGCTTCCATTTTCCCGGTGAAATTGGTACGGATATAGTCATTACTTGGAAAATCATTTGCAAGACAAAAATCAATTCCCTTGACGTACATTTCAATCAAGGCGTCTTTGTCTTCAAGTACCTTCATGCTGTTAAACCATTCTTTGCAAATCCCTTTCTTTTTGGCTGCAATGGCAAGTTCTTTTCCTATTTTCATAATAATAAGTATTACAGTGATACACATTAACTCAAACCTTGTGAGCGCAAAGGGTCGGTCTGACTTGACTTTAAAAGATCGACGATTTGTGTCAACTTTTCCAAATGGAAATTATAAGAAGTATTGGCCGCAATTTGATTCAATACCATAAGTTGATTTCGCAACACGGTTAGTGATTCGGCTTGATTGATACGCATTGCGTTAATTTGGCCGCTTAATTTACTTGCTGTTTCTTCTGATACTCCTTTGATTCCGCCGGATAAAGAACTGTCGTCAACTTCATCGGCGAGGTCTTTAAATAAATCGCTATAAATTTCAAGTGCTGAATTGAAATTTTGACCAATAGCGGCAATTTGCGCCTTAAATCTTGCCTGTTCTTCTTCTGTCAAACCATCAAAAACAAAAGTGTCACCGTTCCAATAACCCATTGATTGTTCAAGGCTATCAAGTGCACCTTGCAATTGCTTTTCCAAGAAGTTCTTTTTCAATTGGTTTAGAATGGCATTTTTCATTATATCGTTGACGGTATCACCGAAGGCGGTTGCAGCATCTTCACCCTTTCCGAATGCTTCGACAATAGCATCGCCCAACTGATCGGCAAAATCTTTCGCATTAATCTGAAGAATGTCTTGCGATATTTCTTCAAGAACGTCTTCAATGGTTTGCCCCGCTTCTTTGTAAGCGTTTTCATACTCTTTGATCTTGTCCTTGTCGGTTTTCTTCTTATCTTCTTCAAGACGGATCATTTCAAGATAATGCGCCCGTTGTTGCTGAAGGTTGGCGATCATCTGTTTTTGATTCTTATATGTATCCCCGCCAAGGGCTTTATCAACGGCCCGTTCAAGGTCTGAATAAGCGTCGGTTAATGCTTCAACCGCTTCTTTATGCTGATTGATCTGCTTTTCAAGCTTGCGATCCTTGGAACCCCAAATCAAGTCAATACCATTTGAAATAATATCAATTGATCCTTGGATAATCGCAAGGGGGTTCCCGGTTGCGATACCTTGGGCCAAAGTTGACGCACCTTGCGCAATCCCGGATATATCATTCAAGACGGCCTTCGTCTGATCGTCCATCGAAACACCCATTTTATCAAGACCGCCAACAACTGAATCAAAGGCCCCTTTGACAAGGTCGATCGAAGACGAAGCCCCTTCAAACATCTTTTTAAAAGACTTCTTTTTGCTTTCGTCGTCCGTAGCTGAAGAATATTCCTTGATCCCATTTACAAGGGCTTTAAATGGATTTCTTGTTTCAACTTCTTTCTTAGCTTCTTGCAATTTATCCTTTACGGCTTTTAAATCTTCAGGCGAAAGTTTAACACCAAGGGAAACTTCATTCTTTTCTATTAGTGCGATTAGTTTTTCGATTTCACTTGTAGCAACCGAATCAAGATCGCCAAACAGTTTATTCCAGTCGGCCGACTTCATAAGTTCGTCGCTTGCCAAAGAAGAAAGGGCCTTGGCTTGCGCTTTATTAAGTTCTTCAACTAATTGGGTGTTCCCATGTTCTTGGGCCTTTTTTCTTTTTTCGTCAAATTCGTCAATAATAGCTTGCTTTTTTTGCTCAAAATTCCGGTATTGTACAACCATTGCATCATAATCAGAATCACCCGACAACTTGCTATCTTTCGCATATTGTTCCTTTCGGTTGCTGATTGCACCTTGAATCTTGGCAACGTCTTCAGGATTATTTGCGTCTTGGGCTTCTTTCAGGCGTTTTTCAAGCAAGATCATATCGTCAGTGTACTTTTGTTGCAACTGAAGCTTTCTTGTTAAATATGAAGCATAATCTTCGATTAGCTTGTTTGTTTCTTCTTGGGCTTGTTCTTGTGCACTCTGATCCGCCTTGTCAAGTATTTCCTTTTTCCCGGTGTCAAGGTCTGATCCGTCCCCGGATAATTCTTTGCGCTTTTTGGAAATAATATCAAGCATCTGAAGAACGGACGTTGCTGAATTCATTTGCTTCTGAAGGGCTGTTTCAAAATCCTGTAAAACGGTTTTTTTCGTTTCTTCAGCAATCATATCATTGATTGTTTTCAATTGGGCCTTTTGCGTCGCTGTTTGATCAGCGACGGAAAGAAGTTTATCCCGTTGGTTCTTCAGGTATTCCAAGAATGATTTGCCTTGTTTCAGCATTCCGGCAAATTCGGTATCGGCGGCCTTCTTCAAAATAGGATCATTTGAATTGATCCACTTGAAATAATCCTGATACAACTTTTTACGTTTATCAAGTTTATCCTTGAAAGTATCTTTGTTGGAAGAAGAAGAATCGCTTTGATCCATTTTATCAAGGACTTTTTCTTGTGCCTTGATTTGCTTTAATAAATTCGCCCGTTCTTTATCGGTTGCAGCATCTTTATACTTTTCCTTTAGCTTCGAAATACTGTTTTCAAGGGCCGTAATGCTTCCTTTGGTGATATTGTTTGCCGAAACACCGATTTCCTTCAGAATCTTTTTTTCTTGTTCGGAAAATTCGGCTGATTTTTTAAACAGGTCAAGACCTTCTTTTTCAAGCTTGTCTTTTTCTGACTTTAGCTTTGAATAATCCTTATTGTCAACTTCATAGTCATAAGAATATAAAGCTGTACCAAGTTCGGGGTCGGTGATCGTCCGGGTCTTTTTAAGTTTTGCCGGGGTTTTTTCAAGTTCAAGTTGTTTTTGAATAGCTTCCTTGTATTTTTCGGCGGCAAGTTCGGCGGTTGCCATTGCCTTGGCTCGTAAAACAAGGGATTCAATAAACTTTCCCTTATTATTGATCAAAAGGTCTTCGGCGTCTTTCACGTTCTTAACGGAAATACCAAGGGATTTAAACTTTTCGGAATTGTCTTCGATAAATTTTTCCTTTGCTTTGATGTTGTCGCCCAATTGCGACCAAGCAACGGATAATTCTTGAATTGTGGCAACGGGTTTCCCGGCCAAATCAACAACCGACTTATTAAATTCTTCTGTTGCTTTCTTGGCTTCATTTGACTTTCCTATAAACTTGGTTATAAGAACGGCAACCGCCGTAATTGCAACGGAAAGACCCAAAGTTAGTGTTGCCATTAAAGCCTGTGCGGCAACCGTTGAAATTCCAAGGGCGGACGCAAGGCCCGTTGTTGCAGCCGCCAACATAGTTTTACCTTTTGCTAATAAAACAACACTGAAATAACTATCTTTATTCAATGTTTGTGCAACTTGCTGAAGTCCGATCGTTATTGCCATAAGGGACTGAACCTTCAACATGATTTTGTTCAAGTTTTCATTTTCCCCGGCGAAAAGTCCGACGGCCCCTTGTGCTGCTGACATTGCCCCGGTAACACCGGATAAGGCTGAAACAACACCTTGAAAACCCTTTTCATCGTTTGCCAATACGCTTGCTTGTTGTTGGGCGTCGTCCATTGCGTCTTTTAGTTCCCCGACCTTTTGTTGCAATGCGTTATAAGCATCAGTTCCACGAAGGCCCGCTTGTTCCATTGCAATAAGTTCTTCACGTGCATTACGTAATTGGGTACGAAATGAAACATGCGCCTTTTCAGTTGCTTGAACTTGCGATTCAAGAAATTTCAAAGCATCCTTTTCGGCTTTTAATTCGGCGGAAACTTCGGCCGCTTGCTGCTTTAATTCCGCTTGTGCCTTGCCGGGGGATAACTTTGATATTTCAATATTCAGGTTGTTTAATTGCCCTTCAAGCCCGGCAATAACATCCTTCTGTATCTTTATGTTTTCGGCTGTGATCTTGAAAGCATCGTCAATCTTTTCACCTTCGGCGACGGTTGACGAAGAAAAACCCTTGACCCGCTTTTCAGCTTCGTCAATAGCTTTTATGAACTTATCGTTGTTCATTACGGCTTCAAAATCCATTGCGCCTTCGTCTATATTCATAATCAAATCATATTATTGATAAATGTCATAATGTTATCCGCATTCTCTGTATTCAGTTTGATTTCTTCGTCCTTCTTGTCTTCAAATTCGTAGGAAGGCAAATCAACCATTATTCGCTGTACAATCGACCAAGCAATGCCATTGTGTAAATAGTCCCAACTCCAACCAAAGTGTGCGCAAATCGCCCCCCTTCGGCCGTAGGGGCTATTTAGGCCCCTTCTTCCTCTATCCGAATCGGCATTGTCGTCCTTGCCCCGGACATTAATCGAATAGAGTTCGTAAAATCCCCTAAATTGGACATGGTGTTGACAAGCAAAGTCAGTTGCATAAGCTTCGACGGCCTGATATTGTTGAAGAATAGATCGGTTAGTTCGATAAGACGCTTATCGTCAAATTCATACCTAATTCGGGAACCTTCTTGAATTGTCATAACATAGTCTTGACCAAGGACGGCCAAGGCGACGATCTTCGCAAGCCTTCGGGCGTGTTCTTTAGTCAATTTCTTGGCTTCACATAACCCGGCGTCTGAAGACATGATCCTTTCGTCGATATTCAATTCAATTTGTTCCGCCGAAATGCGATCCAACGTTGACAATGTCGGTTCTTGGATTCTAAACTTCAACTTTTCAGTAACCGGGATACGTTTTTTGAATCGACCGAATAAACCTTTTTGTTTATGGTAAATTGTGCGGTCTAATTCAAAGGAAACACCACGGTTGACAAGGATATTAAGTTCTTGTTTTTCAGCTTCAATTTTATGTTCTTCAGTCATAAGCCTTTCATTTTAAAAAAAGCCCCGAAACGCTATAATTCCGGGGCTTTCGGTTAAATAATGATTGAAATTCAATCCTATTATGCGCCTGCTTGTGTAACAGGTACAAGAATGGTTTTCCCGTCTGCAATAATTGTGACATTGGCGGTACGTGATTCGGAATTCGCATTTGCGGAAACCTTAACAGTAACAACCTTTGCCGCTTTTGTAACTGTCAACCATTCGGCATCACTTGGCCCGGCCGCATACGTTACGTTACCCGTAGAAGTAGCGGTTATCGTTTTACCAACGGCATCGGCTGCACTTGTAAACGACAAGGAAGTCGGTGTTACTACAAGTGAAGAAGGTGCGGGATAAGCGTGAATTGCCTTTTTGCCAACCGGAACCGACATCGGCGAAACAGTGAAGTCAACAAGGAAAATACCTTTTGCGCTGAAGTCTGAATTGATCACGGCTTCAATGTCCCCGTTTGGAACATCAACCCAAAGACCTTGTTCAGATTTCACACGGATCGCCTTATTTTCGACTTCTTCGTCGCCGTTAAATCCCCATTTAGGAACTTCGGCCGTTCCGATATTTTCACCCCCAACATAGTTGATCAAGGTGTTGACATCCGGGTCCATCAACGAGAATGTTAGAACCGGAATTTTCTTTGATTTTTTACGGGCTTCAGGGGCCGACTTTCCTTCTTCGAAGTGTTCGGTTACATCCGCCGTAGCTTGCGCCAACTTGCAAGTGTCCTTGTAAGTCTTTCCAATTTTAGTCATAGAACCATCGGCGGGCATAACACCCGTTACGTCAACGGCTCCAACCTGAATTTCGGATAATCCTAATGTTATTAGTGGCATAATTTTATGATTTTAATTAGTGAATAACCCAGTCAACACGAATGTTGACGTAATGCTGATTTATTGTCGGCTCCTTGATCGTTGTTTGGTTTGTGACAATAAGTGCCAAGCCTTCTATTTTAGCCGATTTCAAAGCGTCCAAAACAATTGTCGTGAGTGACTTTAATCGTTCACGATTCTTTTTCTTTTGCTGAACACCGTTAATCTGAACATCAATGTCAGAAACATGAATGTTTACGTTTGACGTTCCCAATTGCGGCGCATGTTCTTGCGTTAAATCAATTGTATTGACAACAATGTCTTCAGCTTCAGAACCGTCCGGGCGTTCGTCGATATAAACCCCGCCCGAAATAGCTGAAAGGATTGCCGGGGAACCATTCAGTATTTGGTAAAGGATTGAATCGGTGTCAAATGTTTGCTTCATTCGGTTGCTTTTTTAATGTTTGAAACCAAGCTTTCGATCATCTTTGGCAATTCTTGTCTTGCAAGTGATTCGGCTGAAGTAAGGACGTCACGGCCTTTTGATTCGACGTGAACGGCGTAATTCATTCCGGCCGTTACGACTAAAACAATACCTTTCGGATACTTTGATTCGACCTTTTTTGCAAGCCTTTGGCCCGCTTTAACGCCTTTATTGCCTTCTTTAGTCTGAACGTAATTGTCATGAATCGCAACCCCATTTTTAAAGACCATATAACCGATTGAAGAACGAAGGTTTCCCGTCTGATCCATAAATCCGACTTCGGCCGGAATAGTACGAGCGTGCGCAACGCACTTTTCGCCTAAATACTGAAGGCGTTCGATTTGCTTCTTTTCGATCACTGCAAGAAAAGCGTTGAAACGCTTCTTTACATCGGTTTCATTGAAGTTTGCTTTTATACCCATAGCCTGCAATGCAATTGACCGTTATCAAACTTTAGCGTCGGCCCCTGAATGCGAATAACACCTTCAGGATTATTTGTTTCAGAAACAAGAATCGGCGTATTTTCGGCGATCCTTTCAGTTCCTTTCGGTAATTGAATCAGCGACGAAAAAACAATTGTCTTTCCATCGACTGTTTGGATTGTCGAACCTTTTCCGTTTGTTTCTTCACGGCAAACAGAATGTAAGACCCATTGCGGCGGATTAGTTACCCAATTGCCGTTTGCGTCTTTTACTGAATCGCCGCCCAAGCTTTGTTTGAAAAGGAAATGATTATATTGCGTTACCATAAATAACTGCGATTTCTGACTTTAGCTTTACCGCCCAAGACGTTTTCCTTGCCAAGTTCTTTGCAAAGGGCCGCATACCACATCTTCAGAGCGTCCATGTTCCAAGACACGGAAAAACCGCCTTCAGATATGTTTGCCGTTGGAAGTATTGCAGACATTGAATTATAAATTGCAAGCTTGCAAGCCTTCACATCGAAAACCCCTTCAAGTTCCGGGTGTTCAACCATAATCAATTCGACGTCGTCGGACGATAGGTTAAACCGGGAAAGGGTCTTTTGCAAATAATCTCTGTTTGTAGCTATTGCCATAAGATTAAAGGATTAGGCGGACGCCTAAACGCCCGCCGTTATCTTATTTATTCCAAGAAGTCGCATTGACTTGCATCAACAACGAACGACCTGCCAAATTCCAAGCCGGGAAAAGGTTTGCGATTCCTTCGGTTACTTCTTTCACCGGGGATTCTTCGGAATACTTCTTAATCAAAGTATGTCCGTTCATAGCCTTATCGGCAACGGAATTCTTCAAGTTCAAATCAATTGGTTTCTTCCAATAGGTTTTTCCCAATACTTTTGATTCGGAGAACAAAACAACGTCGTCTTCGAATGGATTTTCGGTCACACGTGATCCGTCGGCCAATTCAATTGTAATGTCCTGATCAATTTCAATGATTTGAATTCCCTTGAATGCAGTTTTGCGGGCCAATGCCTGATTGACGGCCGCAAGGTCGGGTTCCTGTGCAACACCTGTCAAGTTCTGAATATAAGACGCACAAGTTTTGATTGTTTCGTCCTGTGCTACTAACTTGGCCAAAGTGTTGGAGTTCATGAATGCGTACTTGTAAGTTGCACCGAACAAAGTTTTTCCGGCTTTAAGTGCGGCCGGGAAGTCTTTTGTAAAAGGCTTGCCTGAAGTACCTGAAGCCCAAGAAGTAGTAACACCGATCTTTTGTGCGGCTGACATTGCGTAATCAACATCATATTCCGTAACAATAGCGGCGTTGTTGCTATTGGTGAACTTCACTTTTCCGTTTGAAATTTGTTTCAAAGCGATCCATTCAGCACGTGCGGCAACACCATCCCAACAATACTTTGTGTCTTCGGCCCAAAATTCGACCAATGCACGCAAGTCCGGGTTAGTTGAAGACACTGCAACCATGATGTCATAGTCTGTCAATTCGTCTTCTAATTTTTCACGAGAAATGGAAATTTTCGGAATGTCCCCTTGGATACGTGAAATTGCTTCACGGGTCTTCTTGGGAATAGTCGCACCCCTTGAAACAAGGTCGGCGGCGATTTTCAAACCGGATTGCGCTTCAAGCATCTTCCAAGTAAGGAAGGGGGTTTCCGTAAGCGGAAACAACGTTGGGTAGTAATAAGGCTTCAGATCGTAAGTGTTAATTACGGCCTGCATGTCCTTTTCATTAAGACCTACCATTAAAGTTTTTTGCATATCCTTTGAAAATTAAGCGATTAAACAATGTAGTGAATACCTTTCAGGGTTGCGGCAATGGTGTCATTGATTGAAGGTGCGTTACCTTTTTTGATAACGGCGATCAACCATGCGTCAACAAACAAGTTGTTGTTTGCTTCAACATCCATATTTGAACCCACAATGCTATTTGCGGCGTATTTCACCGTCTTATTTGCACCCGTAGATTGGAAAGCAACGGTTCCGACTGCTGTCAAAACGCCAAGGGTTGCAGCAAGGGTGATAACATCCTTGTCGGTATTGGTGGTTTTGTCAATAGCGGTGATTTGTTTTCCGTTGGCCCCTTCAGTTGCGAAATAATCGCCAACTTTGAAGTGGTGTCCTTTTGCAACTTCGTAGTTTACAGCGTCGGCGGCGGCTTCGGTTACTACCTTTGCCGTTTTTTCAACGTGATACAAACCATCAGAACCAAGGGCGATCGGTGTTCCTTCGTAAAGGGCTGATCCGCCAAGGTCGGAAGTGCAAACAGTCACACCGCCGGGAATATCCGCAATGCGGTGCAAAATGGCTTTGATAACTCTGTTATCTTTTGCTCGTTTGATCTGAAGTGACATTTGCGTAAATTTTTAAGTGATTAAACTTCTTTCCCTGTAAGAGGGGATTTCTCTTGTGTTTGGCTTTGAATGAAGGCGGCAACGCCGGACGAAACGCCGTTATTGTCCTTTTGCCCGAACATCGGTTTCCCTTGCCCGGAAAGTCCTTTATCTGCCAATTCCTGACTAAAAGCTGCAATGTCCGATTCGGTCTTTGTCAAGTATTCATTGAAGGCGTTATCATCAAGGGTGTTGATGAACAATTTTGCGTCGGCAAGTCTTTGATTCTTGTATGAATCGGGGACGCCTGCAAATTTGCCTTCAAGTATTTGAAGCCTTGTTTCGGTGATCTTTTGACCTTTATAGCCTGCAAGTTCGTCTTGAAGTGGTTTTACTACTTCAGCAACGGCGGCTTTAATAAGGGCCTGAATGTCGTTTGGGTCTGTCTTTGTTGGATCAGGGTCTTTGCCGGGGTCTGACTTCTTTTCCACAAAATCAAACTTCTTCTTCAATGTGCCTTCATAGGTCTTGTTTGCGTCGGACACTTCTTTGTCCACATCTTTGCGATAATCCTTCACAAAGTCATTGACTTGTGCTTCGGTTAGTTTTTCAACAAGGGTTTTCGCTTCGTCTTCGGTTGTAGCCTGCAAAGCCAAAGCGGCCGCAAGATGCGCCAACCCATCTTTACGCACGCCTGAATACGCTGCCATCAGTAATGCGAGAATTTTTTCTTTCATGTGTTCAAAAAATTAAGTTTATAATCATTCAAGCACAAAAATAAAATGTATCAGACTGATACACCTATAAAAAGACGGGATTTGACGCAATACTTATCAACTTTTGCAATGCAATTGCATTTTTAACACTCAAACACTTGTTTTATTAAATAGATATATTACATTTGCATCATGAAAGTGTATCACGGTGATACACTATATTTAAAACCGCAACATTATGGCAACTTACAAATTGAACAAAACAGTTAAAGGCAAAAAGTTTGAGTACACCGTAACAGATGAAAAAGGCAATGTTATTTCCAAAAGAAGTTCAGCACGTGAATACGTTGCATGCACCATAAATGGACAATTCTATTTTGGCCGTTTGGATTTAATCGGAAAGGGTGATCATGGAAAACGCTTGTCTTACGCATCGGCCTTTTTGGCAAATCCTGAAAAAGCGTACAAAGATTGGTTAGCTTATTTTGTCCATTCTGAACGTATTAAACAAAAAAACGAAATGCCTTTTGAACGATTTGTTTCAGAACGTACCAAGTGGTATGAAAAAGAAAAGGAAGAACTAAATTCAATTGCATATCTATAATTAACCAGGGCGGGGAAACCCGCCCATAAAACCGCAACATCATGAATAAGCAAAGAAGAAAACAACTTGCCGACATTATTGAACAACTTGAATCATTAAAGTCGGAATTGGAAGAAGTAAAAGAGCAAGAAGAAGAAGCCTTTGAAAATATGCCGGAATCCCTTCAGGAATCAGATAGGGGTCAACGCATGCAAGAAGTTATTGATATTCTTGATAATGCTTTTTCGAGTATCGAAGAAGCTATTGACGGAATAACAGAAGCACAAGAATAATCTTGTCTTTACGTGTATCACTCTAATACGCAATAGCGGAAATTACTCATTTTTAAAATCAATTATATGGAAAAGTTTAACGGAAAAGCCCTTTACAATCCGGCCGGAAAGGCGGGTGAATATGCAGCTTGGGCCTGCAATTTTTACGTTGGTTGTTCCAACGGGTGTGAGTATTGTTATCTGAAAAAAGGACGTGGAAAAGCTATCCTTGGCGGTAATCGTCCAGTACTTAAGAAGTGTTTTAGAAGCCCGGAACATGCACTTGGTATTTTGCTAAATGAGATTGAAGCAAACGGAACAAATGCATTTAAGAACGGTTTGTTTTTTTCATTTACGACTGATCCCATGTCACCCGAAACAATATCTTTAACGCAAGCGGCGATTCGTATTTGTTTGTACCGAGCTGTTCCCGTTATCTTATTGACGAAGTGCGCTGATTGGGATCATAATGAACTATTGAAAGATATAATTGACCAATTAGGGGAAACTTATGTAAAATCAAAGATTGCTTTCGGTTTTACATTGACCGGACGTGACGAATTGGAACCAAATGCAAGCCCGAATATGAAGCGTCTTTCAGCAATGGCAAAGCTTCATAAAGCCGGGTTTAAGACTTGGGCTTCGATCGAACCCATTATTGACATACCGTCAAGCCTTGCAATGATCAACTTATCACATGGCTTTTGTGATCTTTACAAGATAGGTTTAGAATCAGGAAGGCATTATCCAAAACAAGACATTGAAATATTCGTCGAAATGGTGAATACAATGTATTCCGATTGCCGAATTTACTTCAAGGATACTTTATTGAAGCAAGCCGGGATCGAACGTTCTGATTTACCTTCAAATTGTGTTGATAAGGATTTCAATCTTTTCAACCCTAAACAATAGATTTATTTAATATATATTACTTTTGCATTATGAAGAAAGTTATTGCAACCGAAGCCAAGCCAATAAAAATGTGGCTTGACGATTTAGAAGAAACGGCCTTGGCCCAAGCGAAAAACCTTGCCAACTTGACTTTCACGTTTAAACATGTGGCCCTTATGCCTGACTGTCACGCCGGGTATGGAATGCCGATCGGTGGTGTTCTTGCGACGAAGGGCGTTGTTATTCCCAACGCCGTAGGTGTTGACATTGGGTGCGGAATGTGTGCCGTGAAGACTTCATTGCCTTCAATCGACAAAGATTCCCTTTCCCGGATCGTTGACCTGATAAAAGGAATTATCCCGGTGGGATTCAATCACCAAAAAGAAGCCCAACAAATACCGCCGTTTGCATGGAATGAAGCTTTTCCGCCGTCCGTTGTGCTGACTGAATACGATTCAGCCCGTTACCAACTTGGAACCCTTGGCGGGGGCAATCACTTTATTGAAGTACAACGGGATCATCAGGGGTTTATATGGATCATGATTCATTCCGGTTCCCGTAATCTTGGGAAAAAAGTTGCAGATCATTACAACAAGATCGCCGTTGGGCTGAATGAACTTTGGCATTCCAAAGTTGAAAAGTCGGCCGAACTTGCCTTCTTGCCGATTAATACGATTGAAGGGAAGGCATATCTTGAAGAAATGAAGTATTGTGTTGAATTTGCCTTGGCAAATCGTAGCTTCATGATGGAAAAGATCAAGGATTGCTTCAGGGCCGTTTTACCGGAAACAACTTTCTTCGAAGCGATCAACATTGCGCACAATTATGCGGCCTTCGAAAATCACTTTGGGGAAAACGTGATTGTTCATCGCAAGGGTGCGACATTTGCCGGGCTGAAGACGCCGGGGATCATACCGGGATCACAAGGGACAAAGTCATATATCACTTACGGACTTGGCAACCCGGAATCTTTCTTCAGTTGTTCACACGGGGCCGGGCGTCGCATGGGTCGAAAAGAAGCGCAACGCACGCTTGATCTTGAAGCCGAAAAGAAGCTTTTAGACGATCAAGGTATAATTCACGGGATCAAGGAAGTTTCGGACTTAGACGAAGCCGCAAGCGCATACAAGGATATAAACCTTGTCATGGAGAACCAAAAAGACCTTGTCACGGGTATCGTTGAACTTACGCCGTTGGCGGTAATAAAGGGGTAATTATGAAAATAATAAAACGCTTATTATTCGGAATGTTTTTTATACTTATGCTCCCTATAACCTTTTGCTTAATGATTTACTTCATCTTTGAATGTACAATCGTAGCCGGGTTATATTGGATTTTAACGGGCGACAACATTGATAAATACTCATATTTTGAAAATGAAGGCCTGTTTGGAATGTATATTGATTTTTTATCTTGGATTCAGAATAAAATATAATGAACGGAAATACAATCTTTCACGTTGAATTTGCGACGGGTGCACACCATTATTTCGGGTCGATAGCGGCAATATTTGAAGTCTTCGACCCGGAAACCTTGGGCGTATCAAGGCAACGCCTGTATGATCATGATATTGATCCGGGAAACCCTTACCGGAACAAGATTTGTATCATACGCAAAGGCACAATGATTCGAAAAAAAGGGAAACGTACAACACCAAATCAAAAATGATATGGAAGAACAAAACAAAAATCAGGAACCTACAAGTAAGAATCAGCCGCAAGGCTGCTTTCAGGGTGTAACATTGATTGCATCGGTTGTTATGATAATAGTTGCCTTCGGGGCTTTATTTCAAACATGTAGTTAAATGAAAAAGATTGATTTATCCAAAATGTCCGGGGCCGATCTGTTTGAATACTACACATCGCAACCCGGCGAGTACAAAGCAACGTTGTTTCAAGCACATCTTGAAATTGGGGATAAGTTGTTCCCAATGTTGGAAGAATGCGAAAAAACGGGCAAAAAAATAACGCTGAAGGAAGACGTCAAGGACGCCCTTGATTCCCCGATCAGCGTTATAATGAAATGATCATTTCAATGTCTTGACATAGGCGATCATATCGTCGTATAGTTCAGGCAAGTACTTCTTAAAAACCGTGTTCCCTGCAAAAGCATTTTCAAAACAATGCGCAAGGAATTCGGTTTCTTTGTTTCCCGGCCTTTTAAAGTAAGCCGTTGAATGTCCCCAACCGTAACGGTTATTTATTGCCTTGATTGTGTCTTGCACTGATCCAATTTGTTCAATAACGTCGTGTTTGCTTATTCCCCTTCGTGTGAAGACATCTTCGGACATTGACCTTATCTTTGTATGCAACTGATCCAAACGGTCGCTAATGGCTGCAATTTTAGCAACGGGCGACGTTTGTTTAACGTAGCTACTTGTTCCGGTCTTCCAATCATAAGAACGTTGATACTTGGAATAGTTGACCTTTTTATTCAGGATTGTTTGATAAGACTTCATAAGACTTTGAACTTCTTGCGTTGACTGAAGGCCCCTTTGGAAGTCAATTGCGTGACCGAATTCATGATAAACGACGCTTTCACGATGCCAATCACTTACACGGTTACGGGTATTGTCTGCAATGTGAACCGTCCGGGTTCCCGGCATGTAATAAGAACCTTTTGAACCCTTTTCAATCCTAAACTTTATTGGCTTGGACGGATCAATAAGATCAAAGAAGTCTTTTTTGAATTTGATCGACTTGTCTTTTAAATATGCACTATCTGAAGCAAGTTCGGTCGGCATGTTCTTTGAAACTGTCTGCAATGGTTCAACAACCCTTTCTTCGACCGTTTCGGCCGCTTTGGGGGCTTCAGGTTGAACGATCGTCGGCTTGACAATATTCAGGCCGCCCGCAATGGTTCCGCCTTTGAAATTGTCCCGAATGAAATATGGCTGTGAAGACCAATTCTTTGAAGCGTCTTTGTTTTCGTCAACCCATTCTTTGAAGTTATCCGGGACATCTTTGACAAGGTTCCGGGACGAATACTTCTTATACTCTGATCCCTTCAACGCTGCCTTCAGTTCGTCAAGTTCCTGTTTGTCGAATTCGTCCGGGTCTTGAAGGATCGGAACCACAAGACAACGGCATTGTGGATGCCAACCCTTAAAGACAAAGTTCTTCGGATAACGCCCGGCCAATTTGTCGCAAATATCTTTGAAAGGCTTGCCATTTAGGGTGTGATTGTTAGACAACCGCACTTCGAAGCCAACAACGAAGTCAAGATTCTGCCAACGAAGTTGATCCGCTTGTTTGTATGCCATGTTTATTTCAGACCGGGCCAATCGCATAGCATTTTTATACGAAGACCTGTAAACGCCTTGTCCGGGGTGAAAAGCCTTGGCGGCCTTCGATAAATGAAGTTGCCCCCGTTTGTCACGAACACGACGGAATAACTTGTCAGGATCAACAAGACTATTGCGTAAATCCTTGGAAAGTTGTTGCGCCGACGTTCCTTCACCGACGCCAACATCAATTCCCATTTCCATAGTGTCCCGGAATTGCCCGGCATACTTCCAAACACGCTTCGATAGATCAAGGCCCCCGACTTTTCGTTTTTGGAAGGCGTCAAGGGCGTCAAGGTTACGATCTTGCATCTTGGATAATAACTTCTTGCTGATCTTAGACGTGTTCATGATCGAAGCAACGAATTCATCATTCTTCTTGCAAGCATACAACCATTGTTCCCGGCCCCCTTTTTCAATAACGGCTTGCATCTTGGACGCAAGTTGATTGACGATTGATTGTGCGGCCGCTTGTGTGCTTGGATAATCAGAAAAAGAAAAAGGCTTATCCGGGTTTATATTGACACGTGAAGCAAGGCGGGCAAATTCGGCGACTGCTTGGTTATACAGTGCGTCAATTGCCTGAACATACGATTCTGTTTGCTTGTAAGCCTGAACATCAAATCCTTGAATCGAAAAGCCTTGCTTTGTTAATCGTTTCTTTGCCATACCGTTACATTATTGCTTTTTCTTGAAGTAGGAACAAGGCCGGGGCCAATAACCGACCTTGTAACCCCTTGGATTGCGTTCTTTATTGTTGCAATCAATCATGTGATTGAAGACTTCACCCCCGAATACACATTGTTTGCAGTCAATAAGTTCCGTATTTTTTTGTTGCTTCTTTGCCATCTTTACACTTGCGTTGGTTCATTGAACGAAAATTGATTTGCCCGGTCGTTTTCCGCCTGCATTTGTTCGAAGTCCGCTTCAGGGTCTTTTGATAATCCGGCAAGCTTGGCCGACAGCTTTTGAGAAACAACGGGCTTTCCGCCGTTGGCCGTCGTCCACTTAGTTATTGCCGCAAGTTCATCTTCAATCATGTAAGGTGTAATTTCCGGCTCGATCTGAATACTTTCGGCGTCTGATTCAAGTTTTGTATTGAACTTACCGATATACGCCTTTATCACATTGATACGGCGTTGCAAGTATTCGTCAAAGACTTCTTGGTGATCGGCAACTTTCAAGTGTGCATCCATAAACAGAAGCTTCAGGGCGACGCCTGATATTGCGCCAAGGCCCTTAACTGAATCAAAGGATATGTCCGGGGTTTGGCTGATCGTGTGGATCATTCGAAGCAATGTTTCAATTTCAAGTTTCACGGATTCAGGGGCGTTTTGCCAAGACAAGTATTGTGCCGTCGCACCTTCTTCGCCTTCAAGTATTGCGCCCGATTCACCTTTCTTGCTGAAGCCTTTGACTTCACCTTGAACAAAGATTTTAGGGGCTGCATGATAATCGTTGGTGTCTGCAAAATTGGATAATAGCTTTTCAAGACGGTCAATAAGAACTTGAACGTCGGCCCACTCAACGTGTGGTTGACAACCAAAGATCACGGGTATTTTGCCGATCGCAATTTCTTTCGGATAACCTTCAACAAGTTCGTATCCGGCCCCGCCGATCGTCCACATGAAGTGTGCTTTGTCCGTATAGGTTTCAAAGTAGTCATGTTTTACTTTCTTTTCATCGACCCGACTGAATTCACGGGAAAAAGCAACCATGTCCCCGGTTTCGTCAAAATAGGGATAAAGAGTATCGCCCAATAACGGCGAAAAGATTGCACAACGAAGTTTGAACTTGCTTGGAAAGCCGTATGTTGTATTTGGTTTTTCAACCGGATACCACATTTCAGCGCATTCCGTACAACTGAATACCTGTCTTGCAACCTTTCGGTTTAGCGACTTTTCTTTCACATCATATAAGGCACGTTTGACGGCCTTCAATACTGCAAGTTGATTATCGTTTTCGGTTTCCGCATTAAGTTCAACGGGATTTCCAAAAATGAAAGCAACCGCACGCTTGACAATCAACTTTTGAATAGCCAAGGCAATACGGGCAACGGGTTCATAACGATAGCCGGATTCGGGATTTCCGTTTGCATCTGCAATAACCGTTCTTGCGTCGGGTGAATCTTCGTCCGTGTCGATCTTGACCTTTTTATCAGGTCGCAAAGCTTTATTGAATACGTCGTGCTGAAGCGGATCAAGGGCTTTGATTGATCGGGCTTCGTCCGGTTGTTCAATGTATCGCTTTGACTTCAGTTCCGCAATAATATCGGCCTGACTGTCTTTTTGAAAAACTTCTTCTATTTTCATATCAATAAATCGTTTGCGTATCAGTGTGATACATGTTTATACATAAGTTAGCCGAATAGGCCGTTCAAATCCTGTTTGCTTCCCTTCTTGCGACGTTCAACGGTTCCGGTCAATGCGTCCGGGGCGTCGTCGTGATCATTCTTGCCAACCTTCATGTATGAAGTGATTGCCTTATAGAATTCCGGGAATAGATGTTCCCAACCTTTTGGGAAATATGTCAAGTTCATCACGGCTGCCGAATTAGAGAATATTCGGATATTCTTGTTGTCGCCTTGGTGAAACCATTTGATCTTTGTCAAGTTATTACCCATGATCCGGCATTGCTTTTCGACCGCACGTGCAAAACCACGCCCGCCGTTATTCGATTCAATAACCGCTTCAGTGATTCCATGCTTTGAAAGAAGTTCGGCCGTCTTGGGTTCGGTGTACTCCATTGGTCGCTGTGTGTAAAGCACATCAAGAACGTAATTCGCCGTTTCCGTTTCAACATAGGTGATCGCACACAAGTAGTCCTTACCTTCATCGGCGGTGTCAACGTATGCCTTCTTGACCATCTTCTTGCTGTATGGAATAACATCGTATTCCTTGAAGGCATTTTCGTACATAAGGCCCTGAAGGGGTTTTGGGTCTTGCTGATACAATGATTCGAACACATGCGGGTTTCGTTTCTTTGTCAACAATAACTTTTCAAGGTTATGTCGTTCAGGCCAAAGGGCTTCACCTTCTTCACGGGGATCGTATTCGGTCGGTGCACCCATCTTGATAGCCTGATAGATCACGACAACCCAACCGTCGGGATTCGTTACGGGATCATAGACGCCTTGTTGTTCAAGTAAATGTCCGGCCAAGTCCTTTTCATGCCATCGGGTAAATACGATCAATTGTTGTGAATCGTTATGCAAACGAGTTTCTGCAACCGTATCATACCAATCTTCAATTGATTCCCGGACGGTCGGCGACCAAGCTGCCTTTGCATCCTTGTAAATATCATCCATGATCAACATATCGACCGGATCACCCGTTAAAGGGCCGCCAACACCAACCGTCTTGAATCCGCCCCGGTGTCCGACAATCTCGCATTCATCAGCATTACGAAGCCATGATCCGGCAACCGTTGTCACGTTTGAAGCGTTTAAAGCTGTATCCGGGAATATTTCATGATATTCCGGTGTGTCAATAACCCTTTGTATTTCACGGTTAAACTTGCGGGCCTTAGGTGCATTATAGGAAACGACTGCAATCTTAGTGTCAGGCTTGCGACCAAGCACATAAGACGGCAAACGACGGGTTGACCCTTCAGACTTACCATGTTGGGGCGGCATGAAGACCATTAACTTTTTGATCTTTCCTTCTGCAAAGTCATTCAGGATCGAATAATAACGCTTATGAAATGAAGCCGGGGAAAAGGTCGGCATTGTGGCTTTTGTAAACGACAAAAGGTTAACCCGACTTTCCCGGATCATCCTTTCACGTAATGCCTTAAAATATGCCAACTTTTCCTTTCTTGTCATATTCACATATATTTCAGGAAGGAAAAACGCTTCCTTGTGGATAAATAATTTACATCATCATCATGCGCATAAGCTTCACGTTCAAAAGATATATTGCGATAAGCGTTTGACGCATAGATCAATAGCTTTACAAGCCACTCAATAAAATAGACAAGATAAAAGGGAACAAAAAGAAGGTCTTTCATTTGTTCTGTGTGTATAGCTTCATGCCTGATCATACGTTCAGACACAACAACACCCTTTCGGACAAAGAGGACGCCAAAAAGGTTGATCCCCGCAAAACCTTTCGGGGGAATAATGTAATTTTCAATCACTTTCATTCTTTTAGCTTCTTTTCAAGTTCTTCGATCTTCTTGTCAAGTTCATCGTCGGAAAGGTTGGCAAATAAATCTTTGCCGTCTTTCCCGGTAACTTCATTAGATTGTTTGTTCTTCCAATTGTCAGGATCGCCGTTTGTAAGGGTGAATATGATTGCGGCCGTGTCCGGCTGAATATGCTTTTTGACAATGGTTTGTTCCTTAACCTTGGGTTGTGGCTTTTCGCCCGGCTTTGTCTTGCCTGAATCGACATAAACGGTTTTCGTTTCGTCAACCGTATAGCCTTGCACTTTCTTCAATAAGGACTTCTTGGCTTCAGCGACAAAGAATTGCATTCGGTCGTCCTGGGCTTTTTTTATGCACTCCGAAAACTCTACTTTGTTAGCTTGCCAATCAAAGAAGGTACTTTCGGCGATCCCCACAAGACGGCACACTTCGGCAATGGTGTAACTGTCTGATTTTAAGAGGTTACATATCTTATCAACGATCTTCTTGCTATACTTTGCCATGATGTTTATTCCTTTAATTCACATTTAAAACCCCTGTCTTGCAGTTCAGAAAACAATGAAGACAATTTGATCACATCGCCACATTCAACGATCAAACGTGTCGAAATGTCCTTCTTTTGTTCTTCTTCTTCGTCTTCTTCTTCAGGTTCTTCAAATTCAGGTATTCCCCAATCTTGCGGGTCAATAGCCCAATCACTTTGAATTTGCTGAATGTTTTTTTCGTCCCATTCAATGTTCGCTTTCGCTGAAGCATTGTCAGCAATAGCAAGTTCACGGCCTTCACGTGAATCAAGATCAATGTCGGTTCTTTTCACGGCGACAATCTGATCCCCGGTTGTTTCAACAATGATCACTTTTTCAAGGCCAATAGCGGCCGCATTTTCGACCGTTTTGTTCCCGGCAATAATCCGGTTGTTTTTGTCAATAAGGATCGAGCGGCCCGCACCAAATTCACGAAGGGACTTTTCGACAAGGTGTTGTCCGTATTCGGTTCCTTTGTTGGCGTTGATATTATCCGGGACAAGCTTGTCGATTTTGGTTTCAACTGTTTTTGTTGCCATGACTTAAAAAATTAGTGCGTGAATAATACAGGCAAAAGGATAAGCGCACAAAGCCCCCAAGCAAGTAAATATAAAGTCCAACCATTCGGCCGTATTGTTGCCTTTCAAATCCCAACATTCCTTCATTCCGCCAACAAGACCCGCAATTGCAAGGCCCAACCAAGGCAAAAGGAATCCGATAAAATATGATATTGCAAACCCGGCCAAGAAGTGATTGCGCTTGTCGGTCTTTCCGAAGGCTTCCTTGAGACTTTTGAAGGCTTTGACGATAATTTGCTTCATGTCGGAAATAAATGTCAAGAAACGGACTTTAAAGGGTGGTTTTACAAATACGCTTTCACCTGAAACAAAAACGGGCGGTTGCGTTTTACCGGAAAGTACGCCAAGCCATACACGGCCTAAAATAAGAATCAAAAGCCTTTCTTTGAAAGAAGGCTTCCAACAAGACACACATTGATTGCCATCGCAGTAAACGGGCAACGCTGAACATTCGTCGTCCGACATAGTGGACGGCCTTTGAAGAACCTTTGTTGATTCTTTGAATTTCTTTGGTTTCATAACGTTCTGAATATTAAATTAGAATGCAAATGCAATGCAAAATAAAAAAAGGTGTACCACTCTGATACACCTTTTAATCTAAAGATATGAAAAACTTATCATTTTGCTTTTACCCGAATAGGCAAACCCGCATAATTCCAAGCAATTAAAGCGGCGTCCCTTGCATCCTGATTTGTCCGGCCCGTTATCCCGGTAAAGTATGCAAGTTCTTCTTGCGTGATCTTCCCGTCCTTTCCCTTCCAACACTTCTTCAGTGGCAAGATTGGCAAAACTTCAATTCCATAATGCTTGCACATTTCAACGATCTTTCGGCCCGTTTCATGATTTCGCCCGGCTGAATTTCCTTTTGCGCTTGCTACATGCTTGTTGTCGTTACGCTTCAAGTGCCAATTTGATTGAATAAGCCAACCCGCTTCAATTACAACGATCAAGGATTCATTGCGTTTCTCTAATTCCCGTTTTGCACCTTGCAAATAATCAAGTAACAAAGGAAAAGACAAGCTTTGAAGGCTCAAGCGTTTCGTGTTTCTGATCAAATATGCAACCCCCGACTTTTCGACATCGGGATCAATTGCAATTATATTATTATATTTCATGATCAGAAGGGCAAATCATCAGTTGGGTTATCACCGAAAGGATTTCCACTTGCCGGGGCCGGACTTGGGGCCGCCTGTTGGCTCGTTGAATGATCTTGCGATCCTTCGGCTTTTGATCCGCAAAGGATCACTTCAGTTGCGTCAATATTGATTGCAAATTGCGGGTTTCCTTGTCGATCCTGATACAACTTCACATTTTCACGGCCCCGGACAAACACTTTTGAACCCTTTTTCAAATAAGGGAATATTCCGCCGCCTTCACCATACCAAAGGACGGACACCCAAACCGTCGATTCTTGACGATTACCGTTTTGATCTTTCGAAAAAACAGAATGTGCGACGGACATTGAAACATACTTTCGCCCGCTAAAATCTTTTATCAAGGCGTCGGAACCAAGGTTCCCAATTACTTCAGCTACTAACATACTCTTTTAACTTTTAAAACTGTTATTTTATCCTTTTCAAACTTGACGGTTGTCTGACAACTATAATCCGGCCCGGTTCCAACATCAACGCCGACAATATAAATTTTGCCTTTTTGGTCGCCAATCAATGAAAGTCGGTTATTATTCGGCATTTCTTTTTTGACAAACCGTTTGTTCATGATGAATTATTGTTGTTTTTCCGTTGGATTCAGTTCTTTCCCATTCAACCCGGCCCGTTGCGCTTGTAAAGTATATTGTTTTACCATCATAGAAGCGATAAACACGAACGCCGTCTATTTCAAACAGGAATTCGGGTTTAAAATCGCCCTTTTGTCCGGTTGGTTGTACCGGGGTTCCTTCCTTTTGGCATGAAGAAGCCAATATTGCTATTATAGCAATGCAAATGAAAGCCTTAATCTTTTTCATAATCAATACTTTTTCCCGTGCATCATTTCACGGCTTTGGTTATACAACATTTTTTCATTTACATGGAAGGCAAGGTCAATCTTTAATTCATTGGCCCAAGTGGATAGGTAATGAAGACCGAATTGAATGCGCTTTTCAATCCCGATTTGCTCTTTCGATAGGCCCTTGATAAGTGCAAATGCGTTTTCAGTGAAAGAAAAACGGGGAAAGGCACGATAATAACGACATCCGGGCAACTTTGTAAAGTCAACTTGCAAATGTCCGGCAAGATCAAGAAGGCGGATAGTTGCGTCGGCAAGTTCGTCTTCAAGTGTGTCCTTGACGTGTTGAACAAAAGCGGCGTTTGTAGTGTCCCGGTTAAACATCTTTGGGAAAACGCTATTTCTTTCTTTCCCTTTCATCTGAAGAAACGCATCCTTGTCGGCACGTTTATTCTTTCGATCGGCTTCAATAGCTTCACACACTTCGGTAAAAACAAGCGCAAGACAATGTTCATCGCTTTTTACTTCTTTCCAAAAAACCTTATTTTCGGCGTTTTGGTGTACTTCTTTTGATAATTTGTTGTAATCCATAATTTTAAATGCTTTTGTTATGCAATTGCATTGCATTTGCAATGCTTTTCTATTTGGTGACTATTTGAAAAATACCTTTTGTAAGGGCAATGTCATAGCTTGCATCGTGAAGGTTATCTTCAGACACTTCAATTCCCAAAGCCTTGGCGACGGTTGCCAATTTGAAATTTTCCATTTCGGCCCTATTGGCGGCCAAGTAAGGGGTTGCAAGAACCATTACATCAAACGAATTAGACCAAAACCACGAACCGAAATACTGATCCCCATTTTGAAGGAAAAAGCCCCGCAAGAATTGATTATCGAATGAAGCATTATTGAAACCGACAAGAAAATACTTGTCTTTCTTGTTATACTTGTCAACATACTTTTCAAGCATATTAATAAGCTTGCGATAAATGTCATACATTGGCGGATAAGCCAATATTTGTTCCTTAGTAACACCCCCGACCTTTAAAGCATCTTCTTCAATTTGCGCTTGTGGGTTCGGGCGAACTTTAAAATCGAATTGTTCCCTTGTAACGCCGTCAACCATGATTTCACCGCTTATTTGGTGAATGCCATGTCGGCCCGGATTCGTCCCGGTGGTTTCAAGATCAAAAAAGAATAATTTCATAACTTTGATTTATTAAATGTTTAGTAATTATATTTTGCCCTTTCCATTCGTTGACGATAAAGGGCCGCATATTCTTCATTGTTATTTTCCGGGGTGACAAGTATTGACAAGTTTTTGTCTATTCTTAGCATAACTTTGCCTTTATCCCGGCATTTTAAAGCTTCAATGTCAAAGCTTCCATTTTCATTTGAATCGGCTTTTTTAGGCTTCACCTTTCCTTCAGCCGTTAAACCTGTTTTCTTTCTTGGCATGACAAAAATACGTATTACTGTGATACACTTTTAGATAAAATATGATCAACCCGGCCGACTATATCCCTAAATTCCGGGTTATATTTTACTTCATCATTATAATTGTTGATATAATGGTGCATTGTTGTATGATCCCGGCGGACAAGTCTTGCAATTTCCGTCAAAGTCATGTTTTCGCGCTCACGGCAATGATTGACAAATATCATTCGGGCAAAATAAGCAATCCTTTGTCTACTTTTTGTTGTATATTCTTCAAAACGAAGACCCATAACTTCATGAATAGCTTCTTGAATACGCTGAACATGGGTATTATGCTTAACAATTTTTGATTCAAACAAAATCATCAATTCCCGTTCTTCAGCAATATACTTTTCGATTCTTGCACCCTTTGAATCAATCCAATTTTCAAGCATAAGGATAGAATCGCATTCCATCAGCATTTCAATATCCCGGATCATGTGTTTTTCCCAACTTTCAGATCGGCATAATCCATTTTTTAAAGGGTTGACGGGTGTCATACCCAAGCTTTTTAATAATTCTTCAGCTTCTTCGAAATTCTTCTTTACTTCCTTGAAGGATAAACCTGTTATTTTACCTGAAATATATGTCTTCATCGCATTAATAAATTAGCATTTACGGCGGTCTTTACCCCGCAGTTCAAAATAGTTACACATCTCATTTAATCGGCTTGCGACCCGATCTTCATATCGCTTGATTAGCATTTCATGATTGATCGGCAAATTGGAACTGATTAGGGTTATTTGATCTGTTCGATCGCCCCGGTATTCAAGTATTTGCTGAAGCACACGAAGACGATTTCCCATGTACATGCTTTCAACCGCTTCGGCTCCCAAGTCCTGAATACCCAAAACCGAGTTTTTTTTATATTTTTCGATCGTTCCTTCGGCCGTATATTCATCACAAATTGTGTCGGTACGAATGCAAGGCCAACGAAGGCAACGTTGCACACCCCCGGCGTTTACCTGAACATTGTCAAGAAGACAATACGCTGACATTATTTCCAAAGCCCATGATTTGCCCGTCCCTGTGTTTCCGGCGATATATATTCCGGCCTGAAGTCTTCCGGGAATAGGTTTTTTAGTTTCCGGGTCAATACATTGAAAAGCCGGATCACCGTGTACCCATCGGATCAAATTTTCATATAAGAATCGGTTTTCTTCATCAATAGAAAACTTGGGGTTCCGATCTTTTCCGATAGCTTCAACAACTTTCATCGCATAATCAATTTGATATGGCATATATTGGAATCTTTTCACGGAATCAAATAAACCCTGTTTTTTTATCCTGTCAAGTATTGCGCTTATTTCCATATATCATTCACTCCTTTATTGTCAGGGGCCGAAGCGTTACCGATTTTATTGTCATAATTCCCTTCGTAAACCTTGACCCAATTTTTTTCATTTTCAAAAATCCAATCAAAAGAAGCTTTCCAACCGTTCTTATTATCGCCCCGGCAAAACTTGGAAGCTTCAAGTTTTTGAAATACCTTTTTAATCACATCAAAATCACCTTTCATTTCTTCAAGTCTAATTCTGATTTTTGATTTGCGGGCTTCTGAAACTTTAACGATACGGGGAAATGAAGGGCATTCGGCGTGATACATTGCGACAATCGCATTAAAATCGACATCCTTGCCTTTTTTCTTGCCTTCTGTGGGCTTTTCATCCTTTAGAGGTACATTTACCCCTTCGAGTTCGTTTACTTCTTCTTGGCCTTCCTTTGCGGCCTCTGAACCCTTCCAACGGTTTTGTGCTGCCTGTCTTCTTTTCCCGGCAATTTCAGCCCTTCGGTCAAGGCGTTTATTGACAGATTCCGACCAAAACATTTTCCCGTCGGTTTCAAATAATCCAAAATCATTCACAAGGGAATTTATTATTGAATCGTCGTCGTGCAATTGGTATCCTATTGAATCAAGCGAATTCAATTCAAGTGAACCGCCTTGTTCATATAACATTTCAATCACGCACCAATAAAGACCGATTCCGGCAAGTCCGTACTTTCTTGACACGGCCAACAACTTAGGGTCGTTTCTTGCACCAAAATCATGCGTAAAATAAAAAACATCTTTTGCCATCTTAGTAATTATTTGATTCGCCTATTCCGAATAATGCAAAATCATATTTTACCGGGTCTTCAGGACAATAATCACGAAGCTTGTCGGTCAATATTTCAACACTGATACGGTCGTTGCTTTTACGGTTAAGAAGACCAAGCGTGCGGGCCGTCCGGGATACATGAACATCAAGGGGAATAAAAAGGGATTCCGGGGATATATTCTTCCATACACCAAGATCAACAATGCCATCATTACGGACAAGCCAACGCAAAGCCAAATGAAGGCGTTTACAAGCCGATCCGGCGGCGGCGTCTGAAATATGCTTAGTTTTAGATTGATTTACGGTATATGCAATATCTTTAAATAATTCAATACCTCGCCAAACATCGCCTTCAAAGAAGCCTTCAAGACTATTTGTTTGGGTATATATATGATTCAGGGCCTTGCATAAATAAGTCAAATCACCCTGAAAGAACGTTCTATGAATGTTTGCTTTAGGATCAAGACTTTCATAACCTTTTGACATAACAAAGTCAAAGGGGCTTTGGCCTGTTATTTGGAACATCTTTTCGGCCGAATTAAGAATCATTCGACGGTTTCCCCAAGCGATTGTTGCCGTTAAAATAGCGGCAATTTCAATATCTTGAAGTGAAGTATAACGGCGGGGAAATTGAACCGGGTCTTTTTCGATAAAAGACGGGGTATTAATTTTGTCAACCCATTCGTCCAAGTATGATTTTAAATTATTCATGTTGCGGTAAGTTTATACCCCCGGCCCGAAGGCCGGGGGATTTGATTTATTGTTCAATGATTGCAATTTCCGGGGCAAGTTCACGGATAAGTTGGATTTGTTCGTCGATAACCTGATCCCTTAAGTCTTCCAATGCTTGACATGCACCGGGTGAATACAATTGAAGTGCAACATCCCGGCCGCTTATTGAAGCATAGAATTCAACTTCAATCATTTCAGAAGGTCGGCCCTTAAACAATGGAATATCAAGGGTGAACGATTCGGGCAAATTAGAATTAACCACGCCGGAATAGTTGTCTTTGAAGTCACCCTTTTCGGTTTTTTGCTGCTCAACTTTTGAATTTACGGTTGCTTCATAATTCTTTAGTTGGGTAACAAGTGCCATGTTTTTAGATTTGTCAGGGAAAAAGGCACGATTCATTTTGAAGAATTGGCCCAATTCAACAGGTTCCCAACATTTACCGGAATTGATTCCGAATTCCTTGAATTTAGGGTGTTGTTCCAAGGTTCCAAGAACTTGACCTTCGGTGTACTGATCATTTTCGTTGATCACAAGTTTAATTGTCAATGTTTCACGATTGATCAGAACATGACAACGCTTTTGATTGATCTGATCCGGTTGATCCAATCGACGACGCAAGAATTCAACGGGCGCACCAATAACACCCGAAAGGGCGGTTTTTATAGGGGCTTTTACCTCTAATTCATTCACTTCATTTACTTCACGAAGTATAACTTCGGCTTTTGTAACACCTTGACCAAGGTTGATTTGCAATTTTTCGTTTTCCATTTTTCAATAATTTAAAAGATTAAAAATTGTTTCCTTCAAATACTTTCCCGTTTTGAACTTCTTGTCTGAAGCTGAAGCAAGGTTTGAAGGTTGGAACCTTGCGGGCCGGAATATTTACGGTTTCCCCCGTTGCGATAATGCGGGCCTTTTTGGCCTTTCTCAATTTGGGTTCAATTGTTCCGAACCCACGAATAATAATTGAATCACCACTTGCCACCGTTTCACGGATCACATTCAAAGAATTGTTGATTACATGTTCAACATCTGTTTTGCTAATACCTGAACGCTTTGCGATTGCGCTCACTAATTCATTTTTTGTCATAACTGTTTAAAAATTAATCGTTTGTACCTGTTTTTCTATTTATTTGAAAGATTGTTCCCTGAAGTTCATCAGGTGAAGCCGGGCGAGATTCGATCAAGTCGCCGTCTGCATTATAGAAACCGACCATTTTTTCATCGGTATCAACAAACTTGTAGCAAACTTCTTTAGTGTATTCGGCTTTCTCCTTGATCCCTTTCAATAACTCCTTACGTTCATCAAGCAATGGATCAACACGGGCTTTAAACTCTTTGACAACTTCCTTCTTTTCGGTTTCAATATCATTGATCTTGATTGAAGTTTCGGCAAGTTGTTCTTTCATTGCCTGAATTTGTTCCGGGGTGTATCTTTTCATGTACCCCTTTTCTTCGACTGAATCGCAATTATCCTTCAAGAAGGAAACTCTTTGCCTTTCGTCGGCATACTCTTTACCAAGTGACTTTTGCATAATTTTAATTTTAAGCGTTTAATAACATTGATTCATTGTGAAGGTCAGTGAATTGTTGACCGAAGTAGATTGCGAGTTCACGATTTTTAAAGCAAAGC